TCGCGATGCAATGCGCCCGGTATCTCACAGGCGAGCAGATCGAAGCGGCAGCGAAGACGGCCGGTATTGATGCCACGATTTGCGAAATATCAAATGATGCCGAATCGGCAAATCGTGAGTTAGTCGATAACTGGAAATTCGTCGCCGCAAAGTGGCGTTCCGCTGCCGAGCAGGAAACACCGGGAGTAGTGACGGACACAAAAAGACTCGATGTGATGGAGAACTTGCTGCGCGAAGGCGGGCTAACGCCAATCATCGCCCTCCTCGTCACTGAGGGCGGAATGTACCGCTCCTTCCGTGAGGGCGCCGACATTGAGATCGCCCGACGCGAAGGGGTGAGCACATGAGAAACCCACACGGCGGATATTACGACGAGACGAAAATCAACCGGTGCGAACCCACGAAACCGCCTCCGGTGATGACGGAGCGGCATGTTAAGACGATTGAAGGGTGGGCAACTTACATGGAGATGCTCAATGCACTCACCGATGACAAGCACAGCCTCGACGATGCTCTAGCTCTCACTCGCGAAGTTGCAACCAATATCTCCTCTCTCGTATCCGGCAAGGTGGTAGTGGTGAATCCGAAAACGCACGCCATCATACCGAAAAGGGAATTGGAGTCATCTGCCGTTGCGATTGCGCGGCTCGCTGATGGGAAGCGCGAGGATAGCGCCGTGTTCTCGCGACTTTACGATCTATTCACCCGCTGGCTCACCCGACCATCAGGAGAGCACGACGATGAATAATGCTGTATTCAGCTTCAGTAAGCCTGCTAGGGGCAGTACGGTGGTAAGTAACCATCTAGCGCGATTCATTGCTAAGACACTTGACTTACCCCTGTACTACGATAAGCGCATACGTGACGAGCGTCTAGATATCTTGTTCATAGTCAATGGCGCATATGCCTTCTGTGATTGTTTGGCAGACCTAGCACCTGCTATACGACGAGCGACACGTATCGTCTGGATACAGAACGACTACACCATCAAGCCTCCACGGTTCGACGTAGAGTGTAAGGCTGAGAGTCCATTCAGACGTGCTTTCGTAGTGCGTGCTGCTAGTGGGAAGCTACCAACAGACTACTGGACAACGGTAGAGGCTAACAGCCAAGTTACACCAGATAGTATGCAAATGAACTGGAATGCGCTCATGTGTCTCAAGATGTACTTAGAACCCGCATGGTATCCTACGAGAGACCTGTTTTACTACGGAGCATACAGAGTACAGAGAAGACATACGTTTGACATATATTTCATTCATCCCTCTATTCCTGTGACTATCAGTAGCACCAGCAAGAAATTCCTTCACATGTATCCAGACACACATCACATGGGAGGACTACAGCATGGTAACGGATTCTATCAGGCACTCAATTCACATGGTCTTGGCTTATACATAGAGGACCCTAAATCCCATTCTGAGTGGCACAGCCCTGCCAATAGATTCTACGAGATGCTGAGTGCAGGACTGCCGATGGTGTTTGAACCTATGGCAGCCCTCATGCTAGATAGACATGGTATTCAAATGGAGCACGAGTACGTGATAGATAGTCAAGTGGCTATCAAGCACGCATTCAAGAATCGAGTCGTGATAGCAACCAAGCAACAGACAATGTGGTTTCGTTCCTATCATGCTGAGTTACGTCAGTATCTTCTGCAAGCATACAAGCACCTCATATGGAGACACACTCATGGCCGATAAACCGAGACGTAAGTACAAGACACACCTCATGGCCCGACCCAAGCCTGAGCGTGTGCCTGACAATCCGCGCCGTATGCGCCCTACGCAGGTGGCCGCGTACCTTGGATGTCGGTATCAACGAGCACGTGACCGTATGCTAGCAGGCGAATTTGGCCCACCTGAGTACGCTAGTAGACGACTCACCGTGTCACGCGATGCTGTATTACGGGTGTACATGAAAGAAGAGGCCGCACGCAAGGTCAAGCGGTCAGCAGCGGTGCAGGTGCCCTTAGAACTACCGAAGTCGTAACTCATACACGATATATACATTTGTCGGATTCGATTTTACCACTTGCGGAATCGGTTGTATCATGCAATTCTTAATCCACGATTGTTGTGTGACGGGACCCCACAGTGCAGGTGTAGAGGTGGGTACAACCCTAGGGAGGCCCGACGCCTCAAGCTCGATTGTCTCGCTAATCGGTCATTGCGTCCCCCTTGCCTCCCACGTATCCGTTGCAACGGTACGGTCGATAGACGGAGGGCGGACGCAATGACAATGGGACATCCCAGCGAGTTTGGCTCATGATTGAGGACGCTAGCTACGTCCGTCTACGAAGGACCTGTGGTGACGGTACCTCTCCACGCGCTGAAGCTGCCGCGCCTGTACCGTGTACGTGTGACCCCACAGCGAGGTCAAGGGAAGACCGTGAGCCACCGATATAAATTCCTGATTACATTTTTACTCTGATACTGATACTAGGAGAACACCATGCCACTTTCACCAGAGACCATCAAGAAATACCGCAAGATGGGTATCACTGCTCGCAAGTACGGTGGTGATGATGCATACAGTTGGGCTGTGTTCCTTCACGGGATGCTTGCGTACTCTGGTCTGAGTAGAGACTCTGTCAACTACTACAAGGGTCTCGTGTACGAAGCAGTTCTACGAAATGCTTCTTGCGGTGGAGGAGACTGATGAAGAAGCCACGCTACCCGCAGGTCAGCATCAGCACCTACGGTCGTACAGGCACGGACATCGCTACTGACGTAGCGAATGCCATACGTGCTGTGGGTGCCACACAGGACGAGATCAACGACTACTACATGCAGGCTCGACGTGGCTCACGTGAGGACACCATCACCGTGAGCCGTGAGTGGGTCAAGCTGAGGGCAATGGGATGACAAATGACTGGAGATCTGGCACGTTGCTTGGTTCAGCTTTTGCTTTTGTAGTACAAGGTCGAGTCGTAGCTAATGCGACTGACAAAGAAGAACTACGGCAGTTGTGGCTAAGGACCACGGATGTCCACGGTAACGCACCATTCCCAGAACATCTTGTCAGACAAATCTGCTTTGTGCTACCACCTTGGGAGAAGTTATGACATTCCTCACCACAGTACGTCGTAATACCAATGGCGTTGTGATAGACATCACCATACATAACGATGGCTCAGTTGCCAAGACCATCGGTGCCACAGAAGACATTTTCAAAGCACGTCGGTGGGAGCGTCATATCCTGCTCCACTGGCGTGAGTGGACTAATGCGCTGCTGCATAAGTCGCTAGATCGTACTAACATCTTACTACGTGCCATGTATGACGAGTGCAAGACCGACCATCACGTGGAGTGGTTGGCGGCACACCCACTCCCTGAGGTACCTGCATGACAGTCATCATCAAGCGTCTCGTGATGGAGAATCCTCGGCGCAAGGGTACTGCTGGCTGGACAGCATGGAATCTACTGCGTAAGGGTATGACCGTGGAGCAGTACCTTGCCGCTGGCGGTAGGCGTGATCACCTACGCTGGGACGTTGACAAGGGTAACTGTAAGTTAGTGGACAGCAGTGGTAAGGCAGCCACTATCCCAGTAGCTACGGTGAGTCCCCGGTTCATCAAGGGAGCGGCTCCAGTACCACGAGTAGATGACAAGGGTGTCAAGCGGTTGAAGAGCAGCAATCTATGGACTAGTGAGCGCGAGTGGTACTATGAGAACGTCGCGTTCAAAGATGACCGTGGAGAACAGCGCACGATGAGGGGACGTACGATTAAGCTGATGGTATATGTCAGCCCCAAGGGGAATCGTTACGTCAGAGCAGCAGCAGGTGAGAAAGCTGACCTCATCATTGCAGGGCAATTTTCGTTTCCAGATGTGCGTCTCCGTAAGCTGGCTCACAGTGCAGCACTACGGAAAGTCAAACGACATCGTCGCCAACACACCAAGGAGGTGAAGGCACACACAGCACGCAAGCAAGCTAAGGACAGCAAGAAGCACCGACCCTCCAAGACTAAGAGGAGAACCCGATGACACTTCTTGTATCACCCGTACCTCCCACATATGAGGAGGAACGGTTGGCACGATTGCGACAGCAAATGCGTGAGCAAGACAGACTCAAGTTTGCTGATCGCACCATCCCAGTAGTAAACATCTATGTGGTGTGCGCATGGATGTTGAAAGACAATCCACAACCGTACGAAAATGTGCGTGAGTGGAGATTCATCACATGGACACGTGGTCCGCTTACTGGTTATAAAGTCAAGCACATTCGTAGACGATACAGCCGTAAGCGTAGGTTCAGTAAGCATGACACCCTCGAGTTCATCGAGCTTCGTGTGTTCAAGGCTATAGGAGGATGTGCTCGTATGGCTCCTCCTCCCGTTGTTGTCAAGCGACCCAGACGTAAGCGTCTGAAGGAGGCAGCGTGAGGTACTACAGACTCCTAGCGGCTGCTGTCGTAGTACCACGTCAAGAGACAGGACGCCCATTTTGGGGTGCACAGCACTTGGGAGAGGATACGATAGTAGGTGTCCTGAAGAATAAACTATCGAGTCCTATCACCGGTGATACACGCGAGCATACTGTACGCTGGCTTGATGCCGCTGGACGTGAGTGTGTGGGTTGGCTAGCTGAGCATACAGCGATGGACAGGAAAGTTTCTGTCAAGCGTTTGATTCATAGCAGTATGGGCGACGGTCGTGTTACCTCGTGGGACACGCTACGACATAGGGTAGCATCCAACGAGGGTTGGACAGTACGTAGTTGGTTGGAGAAGTTTGGTGGGAAGAGCGTTCCTCTACTCCATGCGGTCATTCGGGAGTTGGGCGGACGAGTGCCGAAGTCGAATGACCCAATAGTAGCCGTCAGGATTGTCCTGCGGCTCATCACCGGAAACAAAGAGGGTATCACAATGGCAGCCAAAGAGACCGCAGTCGCGTCCCGCAAGAGTAGCAAGAAGGGGAAGAAAGGTTCAAGCAAGAAAGTCGCTGCAAAGAGCACCAGCAACGGCGAGAGCAACGGTCCGGGACGGGTGTCCATGTACAGCGGCAAGACCATCATCCGGCTGGAGAAGGTCAATCCTCGTCGTGAGGATACACATGGCTTCAACAGTTGGAACCTGCTCAAGAAGGGGATGACGTATGAGCAGTTCATCACCGCCGGTGGACGTCGTGTTGACCTCGCATGGGACATCATGAAGGGCAACGTCAAGCTGTCCAAGTAGCTTTCCGGCGGGTGAGTAGGGGCGCAACTACAGTACAGTAGCACTAGAGGTCTGGTATATATACTCCAACTTTGCTGCTGTGCTGTAGATTGAGCCATTGTAGGGTCCGCTCCGTCACACAACAATCGAAATATCTCTGTGTCCCTAATGAAACGAATACGTCGGCGGGTATTTACACCACGACCTGCCGGACTACCGCGCAAGCGCACCGCTCCCTTCTGGCGCGGATACACAGCCCAACAGATTATCAGGCGTCGTCTTCGACAGTACCGTAAGGATGCTGCGACTAAGAGCGCTGCTAAACTGCGTAAGAAGCAGGGTCGCCGATAATGTTACGACTCCGAGGCACCCAACTACGATGGTCTGAGCACGACATAGACCGTATGGCATCCATCATCGGTGCAGATGCCGCAGTAGTGCAACGATGTCCTGTCCTCCCTGCTATTATCAAAGCTGCTGAGAAACGCGGGATGATGTTATCTCCGAGCACTCATTACATACTTGATACTGAAGAGAAGTGGCGTGTCAAGCTGGCTAAGGTGAAACTGCTCACTGATGCATGGCCTGTCAGCAGACTAGAGTGGCAAGCATTTCCCCATCAACGTGCAGCGCTCCACTATTTTCGTATGGCTAATATGCCAGCGTATCTAGTAGCCGATAAGACGGGCGTCGGCAAGACCCTTCAAGCGCTCCTCTGGGCGTCCGTGATAGTAAAAGCTAGAAGTATCCTTATCATTACAAAGAATATCGCCAAGGAGCAATGGAGTGACGCCATTCATCAGTGGATAGGTCGTCACGAACAGATAACAATTGTACAGGGTACCATTGCTGAACAGATCGTCCAAGCCAGTACACGGGAGGGATGGGTAATAGGTCATTGGGAATCACTCACACATGCACGACTAGGCTACAGACAGCGACCGTGGGATGCTATCATCTTCGATGAAGCACAGTACATGGCTAACAGGAAAGCGTTGAGGAGTCTGAATGCCTATAAGCTACGATCTCTCGCACGCATGGCGTGTACCGCTCATCCATTTAGCAAAGATCCGGGTGAATTATTCTCCATACTCAAGTTCTTATATCCTGACGTGTACCGTTCCTATTGGCGATTCTTTCATATGCATGTCAAAGCCTCTCCCAGACCGTTCGGTGGCTTTGATATTAAGGGAGCACGTAGACCCAAGCTACTACGATGGGAGATAGCACCGTTCACCATTAGTCGTACTAAACAGGAGGTATTCAAATCTCTACCACGTATCACGCATCCATCTGCTATCAGTGTAGCACTAACAACCAGTGGTAAACGAGAGTATGACCGTTTACGTAAGCAAGCGTTTGCTGAGCTAGCTGCATTAGGTGGAGGAGACAAGTATGTACCTATTATCAATGACCTTGCACGTGTCACGCGTATGCGTCAGTACCTGATTGATCCTGCACTGGTAGGTGGTCGAGAGAAGTCAGTGAAGTACCCTGCCATACTAGAGCTACTTGACCAGATAGATGCGCCCACTGTTATCTTCACCGAATTCAGGCAAGCTGCTCAGCATCTAGGTGTGTTCTTAGCCAAGCAACGGCTGACAGTGGGTTACATACACGGTGGGATGCATAAGAAGATACGTGAGGTAAAGAAACGATTTCTACGTGGAGATTTCAACGCACTGATAGTCGTGTCTGCCGCCGGAGATACGGCTCTGAATCTTGGTGGGTACGGGTATGTTATTCATCTTGACTTACCGTGGACACCGCGTGATTTTGAACAGCGTGATGGTAGAGTGGATAGACCCGAGGAGGGTACGGGTAAACTGGTTCCCACTACAAGCTATCGTGTGATAGTCACAGACAGTTACGAGCAACGCATGGAGCGTCGCCTGATAGATAGACACAGCACCTTTACAGGTGTATTCACCGTAGGAGAACTAAGGAAACTGTTCACATGAATAGAAATCTACCCGTAGTAACACAGCAGACCAAAGATGAGATGATGTTACGGTCTGCACATAAGCTGGCAAAGCCAAGCCTGCTGGCGTCAAGTGACAGACGTGTTAACATGCCTCGCCCTACACCGGAGAATCCTCTCATCCTATCTGCCTCTGAGCTTAGTGAGTTTCTTCGCTGTAGGGTGAAGCACCATTGGGGCTACCAGTGTAAGCTGGAGCCTATCACTGCTCGTATTCCGCTAGTGATGGGTAGTAAGGGTCACGAGATACTCGACGCATTCTATACATTACCGTATCTGAGTCGTACTCCGAAGCAGATTACACGTATATATAAACGGATCGCTAACTCCACGCCAGTTACGGAGCTACCTCTTCCCGACAAAGAACTTCTCCATGCCATGTGCTACGGGTACGTGGAGCACTTCTTTGATAAGCGCACTGAGTACAATGACCATGACATAGGACTGCGTGCCGCATTTCCAGACCATTGGTTTGTACTACCTCTCGTACCGGACAAGAGTATCCTTATCCGTGGTAAGCTGGATGTAGGCTTTCAGCCAGTGAACATGAAGCGTACAATGACTACGCTCGAGAGTAAGTTCAAGAAAACTATCTCGTATGATAATGTGGAGAATATGCTTCAGCTTACTATCTATTTGTGGGCGATGCGTGTTCTGTTTCCTACGATGAGGCGGTTCATTGTATATTACCAGATCCTACGCAAGCAACTCCCAACAGACCGTGTAAAGACCGCGCTGTTTTATCGTGAGCCTATAGAACGTGGTGTTGATGAGATAGATCAGTGGGTCAAGGATGCAGGTCGCCAAGCACTCGACATATTGGATGGTGCCGTGTATCCCAGTCCGATGGATAGTTGCTCATGGTCATGCGATTTCAAGATGCCGTGCCTGTTACGTGGTGATGCAGGCGCGTTGAAACATGTGCTCACCACAGAATTTCAACCGAGGAAGCCAAGATGATGAGAGCCACCGAGCACCAGATTGCTCGTGTATGTCACGAGGCAAACCGTGCCTATTGCGAAAGCATAGGTGACACCAGTCAACCGTCATGGAATGATGCGCCAGACTGGCAACGTAAATCTGCTGTTTATAGGGTACGGGCTGTGTATGATGGAAGTGTGTCTCAACCGTCTGACTCTCATACTAGTTGGATGACAGAGAAATTGCGTGATGGTTGGCGTTATGGACCAACAAAAGATCCTGAATCCAAGCTACATCCATGTCTGGTTTCATTTAGTGAACTTCCTCCTGAGCAACAGACGAAAGATCATCTCTTCTTCGCTATTGCCAAAGTTCTCCTAGGATGAAAGCCAAGCCAGTGACAGCACAGTCACGCTGGCAGACATGGTGCGTGTATGGTGCTAGCGGTGTGGGTAAGAGTACCCTCTGTGCTACAGCGCCGCGTCCGCTCATAGCTGACAGCAACAAGGGTCTTCTCTCTATAGCAGATGCTCCCGGACTGGAGCATGTGCGTAGTGTGGATGTATCGAAGATAGAACATCTCGACACCATCTACGACCAGATGACAGGTACAGGCAGTGGAGAGAACTGGCGTAGGTTGTTTGACAGTGTGGTGTTCGACCACTTCGATGACATACAAGCTATCATTCTTGATGCTCTGGCTGATACAGCCATGGAGAAGGACGATCGTCGCGAGGTTGATCAACTGGAACAACGTGAGTATGGTATTATGGGTAACAAGCTGCGACGATATCTACGCAAGTTCAAGAAAGTACGGAAGCACAAGATACTGATATGTTCCGAAGCCACAGACTTCGATACAGGTAGGCTGCGACCGCACCTACTGGGAGCAATGAAGAATCAACTCCCATATTTCTGTGATCACATTGCATACTTCCGTATAGGGAAGAAGGGGGTTCGCTACCTGCACCTGAACAGCACAGATGACTTCTACGCTAAGACACGAGCACGTTGGCTTACGCCTGAGCAGCGTAAGATTCGCGTAGATGTAGACGACACCACAGCACTGACCAAACTATTCGAGCTAATAGCCGCAGGTTCGAGTAGTGTAGTATCGCACCGTGTGCGGCGCACATCAACCAAGTGAGGCGTACGACAATGGCAGCCAGCAAGAAGGACGTTATCCGTTTGACGGATGACGATTTCAAAGCGAAGTCTTTCAAAGTCGCTCCGGGTGGACGTTACCAGTTCAAGCCAAAGAAGGCAGACACCAAGATCAAGCCAGGGACAGAGAGCAACATTTTCCAAGCCGCGATGACCATCTCATCTGGTCCACACAAAGGGATCGAGGTGTTTGACAATATCGCAGCACATGTGGGGTGGAAGATTGCTCAACTGTTGCTAGCACTCGGTATCCCGAAGAAGAAGGTCAAGAAGGGTCTCACACTACAGGACGTGATGAAGCTATTCCTTGCTTCCAAGGGATTTGGTGCTGTCATCAAGAAGCAGGTGACTGAAGAGTTCGGCAAGCAGAACAAGGTGATTCAGTACCTGCCTCCTGGAGCAAGTGCAAGTGACGACGAGGACGAAGACATCGATGAGTCTGACGATGATGAAGATCTTGATGAGGACACTGACTCAGACGATGAAGAGGATGAGGATGAGGATGACTCGGATGACTCTGACGACGAAGACGAAGATGAGGACGACGACTCGGACGACGAAGATGAGGATGAGGATGACTCGGATGACTCTGACGACGAAGACGAAGATGAGGACGACGACTCGGACGACGAAGATGAGGATGAGGATGATGAACCTCCAACTCGCCGTACAGTAGCCAAGAAGAAATCAGTAGCCAAGAAGCCAGTAGCTAAGAAGAAGACTGCTCGCCGGTAACAGCCGAGTGGCTGACGAGCAGTTGCTCGCTGCTGCGCTACGCTACGCGGCTCGGGGGTGGGGAGTCTTTCCTCTCAAAGGAAAGAAACCTTTCCCCGAGTCTCGTGGTTTCTTGGACGCAACTACAAACAAGAAACAGATACGTAGATGGTGGAGAGAACACCCAGACGCCAATATCGGTATAGCTTGTAGTAGCACAACCGGACCCATCGTAATAGATTTAGATGACCCCAAGCAAGGAGAGACTGACGGTTGGAAACTAGTTAGCCTACTCAAACTGTCTGAGACACGTGAGGCCAGTAGCGGCCACAATCGTAAGCGTCACTTGTATTACGCGCCCACCTTAGATAGCAGTCCCATACCGCGTACCATACGCATACGTAAGGATGGTCGTAAGTATGCGCTAGATGTTCTTGGAGACGGTGGCTATGTAGTAGCACCGCCAAGCATACATCCAGAGACGGGACGCGTGTATAGGTGGGAGAACAAGATGTCACTGCGTAGGTTCCCACAACGGTTACTGTCGTTATTAGGTGACAACGGTGTGGACATTACGCGTCAACAAGCACCACCACTACCAGATGTTATCGGTGAGGGTGAGCGTGACAACCTACTGACATCGCTAGCAGGCACCATGCGCCGGCGAGGTGCTAGTGAATCGGCCATACTAGCAGCTTTACGTGAAGAGAATGAGACACGTGTCAATCCACCATTACCTGACCGTGACATACGGCGCATAGCCAAGAGCATAGCACGCAAGTCCCCCAAGGCATACAGCGAACACTTCACAGACTTAGGTAACGCACGTAGGTTCATCACACAGCATGAAGGCACAGTACGGGCTATCATGTCTATGCGTAGACCGTGGATGATGTGGGATGGTTCACGTTGGACACCTGATACTACAGGTGAGGTAAACAGACTAGCCAAGCAGACGGTACGACGTATCTATTTAGAAGCTAACGAGGTCACAGATGCAGATAAGCGAGACAGTATTATCAAGCACGCAGTTACCAGTGAGAGTGCAAACAGAATACGAAATATGCTTGAACTGGCAGCGACTGAACCAGAGCTTTCAACCACGCCAGATATGCTCGACAGTAATCCGTGGTTCCTTAATGTGGAGAATGGTACAGTTGATTTGCGTACTGGCACCCTTAGACCACATCGACGTGAAGATTTAATCACCAAGCTGGCCCCTGTGCAGTACGATCCTAATGCAAACGCACCTCTATGGAATAAGTTTCTCACAGAGATTATGTCTGGCGACACTGAGCTAGTCAATTTCTTACAGCGGGCAGTAGGTTATGCACTTACAGGTGATACACGAGAGGAGTGTTTGTTCTTCTGCTATGGACAGGGTAGCAATGGTAAGTCCACGTTCCTTGAGACGCTGCGTAGTATGTTAGGAGAGTATGCACGACAGACAGATTTCAATACTTTCCTCGCCCATAGGTTTGATAGTGGCGGTCCGCGCACTGATATCGCACGATTACATGGTGCACGACTGGTGACAGCCAGTGAAGCTGATAGCGAGAAGGGGTTTGACAGTAAGCTTATTAAGATGCTAACAGGTAGTGACACGGTTACGGCTCGTAAGTTGTATGAGAGTGAGACTGAGTTCAAGCCACAGCATAAGCTGTTCTTAGCGGCCAATCATAAACCTATAGTGAAGGAGCAGACTGAAGGGTTCTGGCGTAGAATACGATTAATCCCATTCACCGCTGTATTCACCGCAGATAACAGAGACAAGCGTCTAGCTCAGAAACTACTGAAGGAGATTCCTGGTATTCTTAATTGGGCGATAGATGGTTGTATTGAATGGCGTAAGACTGGATTACATGAACCCATCGCAGTGAAGAGAGCTACCAGACACTACCGTGATGAGAATGATATACTTGGTGAGTTCCTCATAACGAGCAGTAAGATGGATCCTGCTAGTTGGGTTAGTACCGCTGCACTGTATCAAGCATTTACTGACTGGTGGATGGAGACACGTGGTACAGGTCAGCGTCCCGTTAGTATGGGATGGTTCACACGTTTGCTTGCAGAGAAACCAGAATTCAAACCTGTGAAGAGAAAGAATGTACGAGGCTGGAAGGGTATTGCGCTTAAGGTACGTATGACATGAGACGACCACAATATCTGTATATGATACGAGGAACAGATGGTATAGATGAAATATTATCTCATCTCCGTGGAGGGCCATTAGCTGTAGATACAGAGACCACAGGACTGCCGTGGAAAGGAGAATTGGTAGGAAGCATAAATCTTGCCGCTCATGACACAGCACTATTCGCATATAAGGGTGCATTAGAACGAGTGATAGAATTCTTATCTGATGAAGTAAAGAAACATCGAGAGTTGGTGTTCCACGAAGCTGTGTTTGATATGCACCATCTACGAGAGACATTCGGTCTTCATATACCTTACCCTGTGCATGATACTAAGCTTGAAAGTCACATACTAGACAATCGTGGTGTCGGTAATGCAACACACAGCGACCATCACCTTAAGAATTTAGCTCGAGCATATATAGATCCTAATGCCAAGGGACCAGAAAAGGAGTTGATGGCTGCTATCAAAGCTGCTGGAGGTAAACATAAGGGTGACTGGTTGCTGGCACCGTGGCGTCTATATGCTAAGTACAGTGCGCTTGACGCATGGTACACGCTCCAGCTTCACCTTCAGTTCATAGAGCAAATACGTGCATGGGTGCAGCCGGATGACAGTCCTAGTCTCATGCGTCTGTACAAGAATGAACGTTGGCTTACACTAGCCTTGCGCGATATGGAAGAACGGGGTATCAGGGTAAATCGTCCGATGCTTGAAGAGTGGCGTGATGAGTTAAAGATAGAGCGAGCCAAGAATATCAAGCGGTTGAACGATATAGCAGGTCGTGCAATTAATTGGAACAGTCATCCACAAATACGTGCTCTGTTGTACGGTAAGAAGCGTGAGAGAGGCTTAGGGCTGACTACTGAGCGTCTTACTAAGAAGAGTAAGAAGACAGGTGTTCAACAACTTAGTACCGATAAGAATGCTCTAATTCGACTCACGCATCCCATAGGTGCAGAGCTATTAACCTATCGTAAGACACAGTATAACTACAGCACAGGTGCTAATGGCATATTACACGCACTCACTGATGAGAATTTGATCCACTGTCATTTCACCCAGAACGTTGACACTGGTAGGATGTCGTGCAGTGATCCTAATCTTCAGGGTCAAGATCGTGAGTCTGGTGTCAGGGCAGCATTCATTCCACGTAAGGGACTAGTGCTGCGAATGGCAGATGCTATGGCGGTGGAGATGAGGTTCACTGCACACTTTACAGGTGAACCATCGCTGGTTAAAGGATTCAACAGTGGTCATAAGTTCGATCCTCATATGGCCACAGCTTACAAGATGTATGGCATACGTAAGCCGAGTGAGCGCCAACGTAAGTTTTCCAAAGATTTGAACTTTGCATCCATCTTCGGTGCAGGTGAGGAGCAGCATACTGAGATGCTGATGACGCGTATCAGTGCACAAGAAGCGTACCATAGCTGTCTTGAGTTAGGATATCGACCATCGTCAGCGGAGAGTCCACACCGTGCGCTAGCACAACAGCTACGCGCAAGGTATAAGGAGATCTTCCCTACTGTTGGGCGCACAGCACGGCAACTAGAGAAGATAGTAGAGGCTCGTGGGTTTGTTACGACAGCCTATGGACGTCACAGGTTCCTTGATAAAGATGAAGCGTACAAAGCATTCAATAGCAGGATCCAAGGGAGTGCTGCCGATTATACAAAGTTCGGAATGGTCGCAGTGTACCGAGAATTACAACTAGGAACAGGTGAATTAGCTCTCCTTCTCCAAGTACATGACGAAATAGTGTACGAGAGCGAGGGAGATCCACGTACTGATAGACGCGTACTTGAGTTGATAGCTGACACCAACTCGTTCAAAGTACCTATCATTGCTGACATGAGCGGTAGTAGAAAGAACTGGCAACGAAAGGAGAAGATCAAACTATGAGACACTATCTTGGCATTGATCCCGGAGAGGTCTGGGTAGGGTACGCTAAACTCGCTGTTGACAATGGTGTGTACACAGCTAATATGGGTGTAATCAACATTGGAGCTATGTCATTCGTTCCGACTGTAGGTTTCCTCGTGCCAATAGTACAAACCCATACCATCGTTGAGAGCTATCAGCAGCGGCCAGTAGGCTATCAGCGGTTTGCCAGTGGTCACACACTCCAGCTTATAGGTGCACTCAAGTATGCTATGCTACTAGCAGGCCATGAGTGGAGCGAGGTACCACCCAAGGATCCTAGTCCTACTGAGTTAAACAAGTTACTCATAGGACGGTACCTGACACGTTGGCAGGAGTTCCTTGAGTGTCCGGGAGATCCACGCTGGCGTCACGCACATAGCGCATGGCGTGTGCTGGCACAATACCTGTTAATGAGAGGCAGCAATGATCTCTCAGACTTAAAACGAAAGGTACTACCACCACTGAGACCGTGTGGTCCCATACGCCACGGTAGGGTAAATCGTGTTGAGTTGATCGCCCCTACCGTAACGTGGGAACTGAAGAACTAAGGAAGCAAGAGAGTAGGAGTACCAGCAAGCTTATCAACGAGTATCACATTTTCATCGTACTCGAATGACACTTCTCCCACACGATCTGATGGTGGGGGATATGCGTGCTGTTTCATCTGTACTCCACGCACTATAGGAATGTGATCTGTGTTAAGATTGTATGCACTCCAATAGCGTTGAAAGTGAAGTTTACGGTATAACTCGACAGCGGTGAGACCACACTTGTAGCCTACATACAGTCCTGGCTCGTAACCCGCATCTTTCACCTGCTTGTACCATTCATTACAGAACTCAATAACACTTAGACCTGTGTTACCGACTTCTTCCAGATCACACCAAAGAGTGGCTCCAGCAGGATAACCACACAGATGAGCTTCTTTAGCTGCTGTGATACCATAGCTAGCACCCAGAACACCACTCGCCTGCCAACCTGCTCCAGACACATGTTGCACGACCATTACACCCAGACCACCGAGCAACAGGTTCATTAGCTCAGCTGCCGATAGATCATGACTAGCTCTAGTAACACGCGGCACATATCGCACAATGAAACGATAACCTGCACTTACAAACTTATGCGCTACCACTTGACTGACAGGTGTATTACAGTCAAATCCAAGTGTGCCCGGAGGTAGGGTGCTGATCATGGTCACGACGACATGTCAGGTCCAACGAGCCATGTCAATACTCCTTTGACACTGGCTGACCAACGAATGAATGCACCAAAGACACCAATTCCGGGCAAATCACCAGCCTTTATTTTGATATCTTTGTACTGTCGGAGAGCGTCCCATACCTGACGGTTTTGTGCGCTCGATACTCTGAGGTGTCCCATTATGATTACTCCATTGTTGATAATGAAGATGCTACATTCTCGCGGATTTTCCGCGTTTGTGTTTGAGAACGATGGATTCGGTCTTCTCCTGTGCTGCAATGTGTGATGAAGCAGCATCACCAGGATTCAGTTTCTTGTCGAGTGTTTTGTGAATGACACCATTGACAGCTAAGAAAACACCAAGGAAGATACTTACTGCGAATTCAGTGAGATGACCTTCAGTATCTGCACCGAATGTAATACCTAGCTTAGTAGCCAGCCAAGCCAGTAGTATAGATATAGCAGGTGCAATGATACGTGATGCGAATGGACGAAGGGTGTCGAGATCCATGGCTGTTACCTCCGAGGAAGTGGAATATCTGTGCAATGAATACCAGAGGCTGCGCGTTCTGTGTCACTTGTTTTAAGACACTCAAGTCGTGTAAGAATAGCAATGGCATACGCCATATCAGCATCACGATTTAGACCAGTAGAATCAGCTTTTGCGAATATCACATGTTGTTCAGACATAGTTGCAACTTCTGCTGTAAGTGTTGGAATTTGTCTGAGAGGTCCCCAGACAGATGCCATGAATCCACCAGCTAAAACAGTAATTAATGGCCAGAAGAGCTTAAACCATCGTTCAATTTCTAAGCTCCAACGGAAAGATTTATTTTGATCAGTAACTTTCTCATATACTGGTTCACCCAATTCATTTCTACGCTGATGTGGTTGATTCATTTAAATATTCTCGAGAAGAGGGCCGAGCAAACGGTATGCTCTATTGGGAATTTCGATCTCAGCTTTGTCGATATCCTCAGAGGTAAATACTACGGGAGGCCACGGTGTTACCTCTATCTCTGTATCTAGTAGTGTATCAAGGTCCTCTTGATATGCGTCTGGAGTAGCCAGCTTGTAACCTTTACCACTGGAATGTAGTACTGGCTCTTGTTTATCGTCACGTTCTATATGGTGCATGAGAATTTCATTCATGCTCTCTCCAATAGGGGTGGCATAGAACTCAATATGACGTTGCGCTAAAGCAAACTTGAATCCGAGTAATCCTTTCTTAGGTTTCAAGTCTACTATTAACCCTAGTGCTGTGGCTACATTCATAAGATCTCTGTTCTTTACAAGCATGATGTCGTCCTCTAGTTAGGAACTCGCAGATAGGTGAAGCCAGTGCCAGCAGCATCATCCGCACCCTGTGTCACATTCTTCAGGGCACTATCAACGTAGACGGAAACCCGGTTCGCGTTCCCAACATCACCAGCCAATCGCAACACTTCTAGTCCAGCATTCGTGGTGGGAGAAACCCGGACTGATATACCACGTGTTGCTCTGAATGAGCAGATGTCAACGAACTCACCGACTTGATATCCATCACCAATGTTCCATCCACCAGGAAAGATTGAGAGTTGCTTACCTCCGGACAGGACACTCCATGTAGTAGGTGTTGATACTGCGGGCTGGATATAGTCGAAAGTGATGGCACCATTGCTCTCATCGCCCCACAGCATGCAACCAAGAGCGGTATCTGGATGCGATTGATCTGGGTCCCAATTCCAAGCATGGCGAAAACCAAAATCGCTACCGAGATAGAACATCGCATGACGTTCCTTTCCGAGCGAAGCACCCGCCACTCCTATACTTTGTCGGTTTGGACCTCCGGTTGCACCACCCCCGTATGTATTGTCAACAGCCGAGTTCGAGACGAAGTGGATCTGAGCGTCACCGCCCGCAATTCCAATACCGTTAGCGATGACTAATGCAGGCTGTCCTCCGGCCAATGCCCGTGATTGTGCTCCGGCATTCGGTCCTATCATCAAAACTCCAGCACCGAATCCTTGAATGATAGATGCTGTATCAGCAGCATTTACAATCTTGAATGCGTAGTTGGTGTTGAGACCATTCTGTAACTTAAGACCAAAGCCATTGGCTGCCGTATTCCGGATAAATGCAACCTTATCAGCAGGTACACTGGTCTCTACGTGAAGAGGATAGAGTGGAGTGATTCCAATACCAAGAGGACCAGTCATATGTCCTCCTGGATCTCCTCCTATAAGACGGACATACTTGGTATTGGCATACGCTTCAGTTATACCTCCTCCACCCCCACCGATTTCTTGATCCACCCATTCTGTATCAAAGTTTGTCCCACTTGTCTTAGCCAACACTTGTCCAGTAGTACCCCCAACAGGCACTCCTTCTCCCGGAACTCCTTGAATTCCTTGAGGACCTTGCACACCTCCGCCAGTGACATCCAAATTTACAAGACCGCCTGGACCCCATCCGAGCACTTGTCCTGAAGTTCCTGGAATAATAGCAAGCTGAATGCCTATAGGATCAAATGATTCATCCAATACAACAGAACGCTGTGCTTCATCATCTATCTGTTGTGCTATCATTGTTAAACTATCAAACACATCCTCGTGTGTAGCAGGATAGAATGACCCTTGGTTACGAATATCCACTAGTTGAGTGAGCGGACGAACTCTCCGAATAACAAGTGTTTCACCTGTCACCAATGGGTCTGTAAGAGTTACACTTCCGCCAGTCCCTACTCCTACACCAGTAACAGCGTAGTCCGTAGGGTAAGACAGTAGCGTGGATGTACCGTCAGCAGCCCGTATGAGTACACGTAAGTCTGTGGCAGCAAAGATACGAAATGTATATGGGAACGGTCCTGTGTCATCAGTACCAGGATACGTGTTTCGTGAAATGAGTGATGTGATTGTCATTAGTCTCTCGGTTTACCTGTTACGATAGTGTGCCATGCTCCCTCGAGCAAGTTGGCAGGTTCTTGTTCTCCCGTCAGCCAATCATAGAAGTATTCAGCAGACAACCACACCTGTCGTGCAGGAAGCTTGGTGAAGTATCCTACCATCAATGCAGCAGCTTTAGCATCAGCACGTGTGAATTCATCCTTATCACCAGTAACACGCAAAGCGATTGCACGTCCTGTCTTAGAGATAGACTCGTAAGCGTCGAACGCAGCACTCGGCTCGTAGCCAAACTGTGTCATGCCGTTTACGATGTCACGTACTAAGATGACAGACTGAAGTGGATAGAGTAGTTCTGTTTTCAGCAACCACTTGAGCCACTCCTCATCATCCGCATCATCACCTGGACCGCGACCTAACATTACTTCACTCAGCACAGCAGGGGCAAACCACAGCAACATGGCTGCGCCTATCACCTTGCTTTTAGACTTATCAAGTTGATACTGATGAGATACCTTTACGAATTGATTGAACAGACCACTGAAGTAGCTGTAGAACATGGTAAATAGACGGAACGTCTCACTACCAGACTGCACCGTAGCCAAGTCCTTAGCACTACCCACACCCTGTGTCTGGCGCACAACCTTGTCCGCGTAGTCAATAGCTGCCTCCTCATCTCCAGCAGCCAGACCCTCCACCTTACCGTCCATTACCTTACGATAACCAGCTAACCATGTGGGAATGGATACGCCCATGTCCATCCAACCGATGAGGCTAAACCACGTATTCGCCATGCCAGATGTATATGCATCTACTATAGATAGTGGACCACCACTAGCACCGACAACGTGTAGACGCTTGAGTGCATCACGCGCATCACGATCATACGTGGTAAGTCTATCATGCATAAACCCACTACGACTGGTCACGAACTCCCAGTGCTTGCGTACCTCCCAAGGGTGAGCGTAAGTATCTCGTAGTCCTAGCATGGCGTATTGTACTCCTAGCTCCTTCACGCTACCAGTGTACCCGAGGAATTGAACAATAGCGGTGGTCATCTTCCAACCCATGTTCACCACGGTAGCGCCTGTACGAGCTTTACCGAGCAATCCTTCAATTGCATTGGTATAATTACCACGTCTATCTGTAGCTATGTTAACAAGCCACGGATTGATTTGACGATACATCTCACGTCCCACTGTCTGCTCAAATGCACTACGTACTTCAGCATTATCAGTGAGACGACCTACGTCAATGACAGCACGACGATGAGTAAGATCATGAATGACATTAGACACATGCTCTGTCAACCCACTCAGGTCCAGTACTATTGGCTTACCACCACTATTCTCTCGCTCGATAGTATGACCATGCTTGGTCATCGCTCGTGACCACTTACCACCGTACAGGTCTTGCACTTGCTCACGTGCATTAAGCTTGGCTTGTCGCCATGATAGCTTACTCTCGAACACTATAGGATAGTACCCTCCTGGCATCTCTCCATACTTGGTCTGGAACGGATTAGCTTCTACCCGTTCTGGAGGCAGTCCATTTAACTCACGCTCAAGTTTGGCTACAGCGGGCCAGTATGTCTCTAGGTGCTTCCATATGGCCTGCACTACACGCCAATCACGCTCGTCTAATAGATCCAGAAGCTTCTGTACCTTTTCCTCTGTCCATCCGTAACCAGCCATCATTGCTTCACGGTTTCCTTCATTTCCCCAGTTCATTGCAACAGTGAGTAGATTAGCTTTGGTAAACGTAGTTTCAAAACCGTCTACGTGTATCTTGTTATAAAACCATCGTGCACGTTCAGCGCGGCTGTATTCATTGAATATGACAGCCATCTCATTAGCTGCATGTTTTTGTAACTTGTTCTCAGCACTCTCAGCATCAGCAAATGGTTTGAATAGATACTGCCACACTGTTCCATTGTCCTTATTGCCATCAAGCCATTCAAAGAGGAACTCCATCTTCGTATGTGCTGCCATAGCACTCTTCAACCCTGCACGAAGTCGTTTACGTAAGCTGGGTACTAGGTCAAGAGGCTCGGTGGCTCGCTTATGATTCTCTTCTATTGCTCCGATGATATCAGCTTTAGCTTCGTTAAACTCACGCTTTCGCTTGCTAGCAAGGAGTTTATTCTTGAGCCGAGCCTGATGTTCTATTTGCCTGACTGCTGTGTCAATATCACGTAGCTCGGTGAGGGTAAGATCCTTGTAATGCTTCTTGTTCGCCTCATTCAACAACGCAGCAGGCACATCAACAGGTAGGCCCATATCAGCCTGTTCGTTGACAAAGTCGAGTAGACTTTGCTTACTGTCAAGATCCTTGCTAGTAACACTGACACGGAAATCAAACCGTTCACGTATGCTGTCTATCTGTGCAAGATAGCTACCTCCAGCTTTCTTGAGACGATCACGCGTGCTGGTCTTGTTGAAACGAGCCATGTTCTCTGCGACAGCGTCCATCTCTTCACGTGCAGCACTGGCCGCACGGAATAGCTCATGGTTGAATGTCTCCTTCAGTTTCTCTTGGAACGCTAGCTCCACATCACCTTTCAGGAGCGCCTCACGTGCGGCGGTGCTGGCTTTACCCTCAGCCTGTCTGTACGTGTTAGAGTTGATGTCCCGATTCTTTTTCCCTGCTATCAAGCGTTCAGCTTCTGCACGTACTTGCTTAGTGGCAGGTACACGACGCACTACCTTACGTATGAGACCTTTCAGCGCTGGTAGGTTGTCACTGGCAAGGTGCTGGAGTTCCATGTGAAGCAGCTTGGCACGTTCATCGTTGTGTACGGCCTTCATAGCCTCAGCAGGCAGACGGCCATCAGTGTATAAGTCACCATGCTCAGCACGCATTTTCTCATCGGTAAGACGCTCTATGCGTGACAATGCTGTCCCCTCTCCACGTCCGGGTAGAGCCTTCAGCATCTCATCACCAGACTTAAAGCCAAATAGTGCGGCAGCCTCATCTGGATGGATACCGCCGTCTTTGGTATATATTCCTTGCGGGAGCGAGAGCAGCACCTTACTGTCTCCTCCGTACATGTCTACGATAGCCTGTCTATTTAGCTTAGGAATAGCTTTGGGTATAAGAAGCGGACTACCATCTGGGAGTTGGTTGCGACTAAGGGCGGACACAGCCAGCCACACAGGATCCTGATTAACTTCATCAGCAACCTGCTGGCGTACCTGCTCGCGCTGTTGCTTGTACTGACGCTTCTGCTCCTTACGCACATCGTCTATGAGCTTAGTAGTCAACTCCTCCTCTGATGCAGCACGAGCCTCAGCAATGGCATCCTCGTACCTTACGGCTGCTTCATCTGTCATACCAGCAGCTTTGGGATCTGTAAAGAGTGGGCCAAGATTCTTGTAAGCTGTGGCTATCTCATCCTCGGTAGCAACTAGACGGTCGAACACACCACGTACTTCAGGAGTAAGTTCAACTTTCAGATTCACCAAGCTACGATAGATGGTTGTAAGCCATGCACGGAAACGTGTGAATGCGGCACGAAGCGCAATACTTGGAGCATTACCCTCCATGAGATACTTCTCAAATCCACGAGCTATCATCTCATGTTGTTCACGTGTAAGTACATCAGTCTCACTCATAGCACCTACCCATGAGCGGAGTATATCGTAGTCTTTCTTGATACTCTCATTGCTACCAGCTAAGTCACGCAGTACCTCAAGATAGAAGTGTCCTGTCTCATGGAGGAACGTGCTGAGATCAGCGTTCTTAAATAGGTTTATGTTGACACCATTCTCACTGAAACGAATACTCCCACGAGGGCCAGTAGCACCTTCATCTTGACGGAATGCTACCGGCTTAAATCCATGTTCTTCTGCCGACATCAAAGCTTCTTGGTGTGTTGCGTAACTTAGATGTCCTATAGGATAATTGCCTACAAGAAACGATAGTCTCCAAGGTTCTATAGATGTTGTATTGGGTGTTATTAAAAGTTTAAGTTCATTAAGTTGAACAATGCGTCCCATAGCTTGTTTAGCAGCGTCCAATAGATACCACAATTTATCACCAACTTCAGGGTATCCTTTACCAGAGTATCGTAAAATAACATTTGTCCCTCTCGGTCCTGGCTGATACAGACTGAACTCGTTACGTAGAGCAGCTTGCTTTAGCTCGGGAGTGAGAGTAAGAGTGTGGACATCTTCCATCAACTCCCCAGACTCAGGAGTATCTAACGGTGTCTCCTCTACTTTCCCTCCCCACTTGCGCGTGAAGCTGTTCATGAACTTGGGTAGGATACCGTCGTACCACTCACGCATACCGTGGCCACCGACCTTGAGGTCTTCGCCACGGAATATACCACTACGTGTGTCCTTAGCAATCTCGGCTACGATTTTCTGCGTTAGCTCCTTACCTATTACATCTGGCAGGTCAGAGAGCGGGTACTCTGCACGGTGTTGAAGAATGTCATGACCTGGAGCATATAAATCAGCGCCTTGCACAGCTTTCTTATACGCTTCTATACTCACATTCTCTCCACTTGTATTTATCCATGATATTCTGTCAGCCACCTTGCTCAGATCATATCTCTCTGCCTGCTGCTCCCCTGTTGTCCACCCCACTACGTCGTACCCACCCTCGGCAGCTAGGCGCAGAACACGCTTCATTACGAACTCGTGCCATGTACGCTTGAAGGGAGCGTTGGGGATAGTAGTACGCTGTCTTTGACGAAGTCTGTCATACTCTAGTTCTGCTCTATGTAACTCTGCGTATAAGCGACCAGCTTCTACTTGATCAGCAGTACTAACAGCAGTAGAAGCAACCAGATCACCATATTTGTTAGACAGTATCGCAGCATGTATATCAACAGTATTTCGTGCTCTCCCAATTGCACTATTCGCATCACTCATCATCTCATCAGTTATATTACCAACATACCCCTTCTCTCGTCCCTGCTGGTGCCAGTCGCTCTGTGTCTCCTCGACGAAGAACATCTTACGACCGTCGGGGAGAGTGCGATCCTTGACACGTATGTGAGCGAAGATGTTCAACTCAGGGAAATGTGCAGATTGGAATTTCTGTGACCCTTCATCATTAGTTCCATACACTCCGGGTAACGTAAACTTATACACCCGATAGTTCTCTCCTCCGGGAAGGGTGTAGGACTCGTAGGACTCGTCCACATAGTCATCGCCACCTTCTGTACTAAGCATATCAGCTAGGATCACTTGCTGTTCATTAACCCAAATGGTAGCTCGTTCATCATTTTGTATGACAGCATCATCTAACATTCTTTCAATAAACCTTTCAGCTTGTGCAACAGCTTCTAATCTAGAATGAAAGAGTACCTCATCACCGCCTACACGTTCACCAAGATGGTCTTGCTCCCAAGGCTCTGCTGCAAGTGCATCAGACAAGAAAGTTGCTTTCCAACCTTCATTGGTATGTTCTATTCTGAAATCACTAGTAACACGATGTCTTCTATAGTTACGTATAAATTCATCCCACGCATCATCCAAAACACGCTCATCATTAATGAACTCAGTCTTAGTTACTTCCACCACATTCAATCGGCTAGCCTGCAAGAATGCTGTCAACTCTTGCTTGCTCACCTTCTTATCTGCTGGTAGGCTGTCTAGGTACTTGTCCAGCCCAAGCCACTCACGCTCCTCAGCCTTGATATCTTTGAGCAGTCCACGTATATCAGCAGGAGTTGCGCGTGCGGGCATCTTCTGCTCTACGATAGACTCAGCCTTGCTGAAGAATCCACCGAGCAGAGGTACGATAGCATCATTAGAAGATTGATAAAATTCTTCATCACTAATATAAATATTATCTTGCTCTGGTATATGTTGAGCTGTCATCTCTCCAACAGCTTTACCTTTAATTTGTTTCTCCCTAAGCATAATCTGTTCAGCTTCCACTTCTGTTACATATCTACCTGTGCTCGTAATAAATCCATGCGTATCAGTACCTTCAGGGAGACTAACTGGTTTATTTGATTTCCAAGCATCGGGAAAATTATCTTCAAAATAAGAATCAATAGCAGCACCATGCCAGTCTCCTGCATACACATCACCATTAGGCAGCTTAATAGCAGCCCCAACGATATGTTCATTCTTGCGTCGTGGATTAAAATCTTTTTCTTGTGGTGATATGAGTTTGGGTTTCTTACGACCTGCTTGAAACAGAGTATTACCACCATGTTCAAACTCATTGAGTTGTCGTAGTAAATCTACCAACTCTGTTCTGGCTGCTTGTATCTTTTCTGGAGACTGTTCTACATTCATTGCAGTCAGCAGCCGTTTCACAGAAGCATTAAATCCTTCATAAAATACACGAGCCTGAGTTGTTGCTTCTGGAGACAGCCCTTGTATGCGTGATTGAAGAACTCTATCTTGATTTAATGCTCCTTCAACGGGAATAGCATTCTCAGCTAACTGTGTACTCAGCGCATATTGCTTGAACAACTCCACAGGATCCTTACCTACCCGCTTACCAAGAGCCTCGAAGATACTGGCATGTACCTCAGCCGTTGTACGCGCTGTCTCCTCATCGTACATGTCTGGTCGCGCTGTCATCAATTCCTTAGCAATGCCAGACACAATGTCTTCTGTAGCAGGAGCCTCAGTCTTATTCTCCTGAGCTAAATCGTCCAGCTTCTTAGACATCTCCTCGCTCTCGCGGAGGTTCATGGCTGAGGGGTCTAGACGCATCTCCTTTACAAAGAAGTTGTTGTGTGGTGTGGGAGCCAACTTCGCTGCATATACAGACATAGGAATGGCGATATCACCACCTGTACTCACAGCCTCATCATACTGTGAACGTATTCCTAGTTCGTCAGCCACGTCCTCGGGTGCAAGGTTATGTCCCTGCCAGTAGGTGTTCCAAGCATCTACAGGAGTGTGAGCCGTCTCTGCTGGACCGTCTTTGGTTATACGTGCAACAACTTCCTGCATCTTGTCAGGAAGCTTCTTTACCAGTTCACTGTTACTGGTTGTCTCACCAAGTGCTTGGAAGAAGTTCGATATCTTACGAGCATTACGTGCTCGTTGTACATCAATACCAAGACTGATTGAGCCGCCAGCAGCCGACATTCCCCCGCCGCCGAGTGCTCCCTGATATGCATCAGACAATCCCTCTGCCACATGCGCTGGAGAGAATATACGATCAATTATCTGGCCAGGAGAGGCTGTCTTAATACTACCATCATTAATCATGAGCGCTATTTCTTCAGCACCGTTCTTCATTACATCCTGCAAATACTCCTGACCACCGTTCAATATTGTGCTCTCTCCTACGCCTCGTGCGTAACGTGAGAACGCTTTACGTGACGTTTCACTCATCAACGCTTTCTTGATAGCTCCACGCTGTAAACCACGCAGTCCAGGAATATTACGAGATATCGATTCAAAGCCAACCATCTCGAGTGCACCGTTCACTACTCCAGTGATAACGGCTGCACCTAGCGCAGTCTCTCTACTAAGAGGTTTATTATTCTCATCCTTCAACTTCTCATACTCTAGGTACGCAAGCGCACCCTCCATACGTGCAGCCTGCAAGCCTGCTCCCAAGCGCCATCCTAACAGCGCACCTGCGGTTGCACCAACAGCAGCGCCCGGAAGAGCACCAGCGAGTCCGACAGCCGTACCTGCTGCGGCTCCCTTGGCGGCACCCTCTACCTGACCACCTAGAGTCATACCGAAGATAGGGATCTGGTTTGCTACGGCTCCGGGTAAATCAGCAAATACATTACCAAGCCACCCGTAATCATCATGTGAACGGAAATGAGTTGACTGTTCGTCTAACTCAACCTGACGTTTACGCTGTGCAGAGGTGATGGTACCATCCATCGCAGCTAGTCCAATCTGTGTTAATTCTGTAAGTGCGACACCTTGCTTCCATTGATCTGCCACATAACCAAACTCCTGCTCCATCCAACTCAGTTTCTTCAAGTCAGGAGTAGCGACAGCTACGTTATGAGGATTCTCAGCAAGCCACTTAGCAACTATAGGACTAGCACGACGGAACGCATCAGCATTAAAATCTGATTTACGAGCTTGTGTCTCTATAGAATCAAGATTACGTTCGATGAGATCCTGAGGAAGACCTGTCTTGGTCTGTAGCCGGAGGATACGGGCAGATTTATCTGCTTGTGAAGGATCAGCCACATGAACAGATAGCTTGAGTTTGGCATCTTCATCTTCACCAGTAAGCCATCGTCCAACTTGACTATCCTCACGTTTCTGAGGACCGTCCTTACTCTGATCTAAAAACCTCTGAATGCTTGAACCCATTACTCGATTATAATAGAGTTGAATAATACTGTATCATTGAGAATGAACGCAGCATACGCTCTTTCTATCTTGTCATTAGTAACTCGTGCGCCCTTAGATTGTATAAGATGATAGATAGCGTTCTTCTCAGCAGGTGGAATTTTATCATGTGGTACATACGCCCGACCACGCTGATCCTCTGTCACCATTCCAGCTTGTACTTCTTTATCTCGACCAAAGCGTGATATAAATACCTTCTGTACCACAGCACGATCAATAATTTCCTGGCGTTCAGCCACAGTAGCCAGACGGCCATGTGCTCTCTGAAACTCATCTAGTTCAGCACTAGACTTCTGTTCCATTAGCGCTACGCCCATTGCCTTATCCTTACCCCACTTGGTAGGTGTCTTGTCAGCATCAATGAAACCAGAGGTCTTGAGTGTATTGGTAAACTGTTGATTGAATGACACATCAGCGGCAATCTTGGGATCCATCTTCCCAGTACGAAGCTGATCCTGAGCAGCAGCCCACATGACTGCGGCTCGTTCACGGTGTGATTTGTCAAACTTACTCCAGTACTTGGACTCAAAGTCAGACCTACTCAGCTTGCCTGTGGTCTTAGGATCCAGAGATAAGAAATCGAGAAAGAGTCCATTGTTGTTAGGCTGATTGTCATCATCACCTTTAGCACGATGCTCCAGTGCATTACGTTGACCAAGGTCAAGTTGTGACCATATATGCGGCGAAATTACACTCCGTGCATTGTATACGCCCGGATGTGCATCGAGTATATTGGTAGCACGTAAGTACAGATCATTCTGGTTCTCGTTCTTGATTTCCCGCATCTCGCTGAAGTAGCGATTAACACGTGACTCCACCTCATCGCGCACTTTCGGGTCTTTAATCTGGCGCACCTTTGCCAGTGCATCAGCACGGTTGCCAACTTTCACTATCTGGTCAGCTTGACGCTGGCTTTCACCACGCAAACTGCCTTCTTCGAGTGCCTTCTCAATGTTAGCTGCATCTTCGCCTACTATATCACCCTTATGTTGTTGATAGTATGCAGACGCTGCAAGATCTTGATCATTAGCCAGCATCCTGTTAATAACACCCTCACGGGTGCGACTTACATTCTCAGCCGTAAGTCGGGCAATCTTCTCAGACGCCCAACCGTTACGCTTACCGAAATCTTCGAGTGCTGCCTTCTGTCTATCTACAGACAATTGCACCCTGTTCTCATCGTTGTAGCTGGCTAGTGCTGTGTTACGCTCATTGACAAGGAAACTTTCTGTTACATCTTTATCGTATGTCTCCATCTCTCCAGCAACGTGTCGCTGTACCACACGGTTAACATCTATAGCTCGTGATGTAGCTGTGCGTTTAAATGCCAATCTCTGTCTGTCAGTACTAAGGCCAGATTCAATGTCACTCACAGCTTGCTGCCAAGCTGTACTCACTTCCTCTGGTGCTGTGAATGCGTCCTTACCTTTACGATTAAGGACACCTGTCTTTGGATCGTAGAGTAATCGAGTCTCTGTGTCCGCAAGCTTACTCTCTGCGTCTAGGACAGCTATCTGGTCAGCCTTGTCACGTTCCTCCTGCCAGATACTTGCAACGATCTTCTGTACTCCGCTAAGATCTACCGGCTCTGGTCCAGCGAACGCTCCTCCGGGTGTTTGCACAGTAAGTCGTGCTCCCGGCAAGGGAACAAGACTCGCTCGTTGCTGATCTATACGGGGTACGGTTGGCATATTAGCGTTCCATTAACCGAGGAATACGAGGTTTCGGCGTATACGTCGATCTAGATGTTTTGGTTTTAGGTATCGAGCTACTATCATAAAACATGGTGCCTATCTGTAGAGCACCTGTTAGTAGGGTACTAGTGGCTGCATTGCGCTGTCCTGCGGCTGCATTACGAGCAGCGTAACGCGTAAGCACAGCACGATTACGAGCATCACCAGCTTCAACATTATAACCCCAAGCTTCACGTCGTGCATTATTACGTATAGTCATAGCGTCTAATGCACCCATACTAGCAGCTTCCAACTGGAGATCAAGTGCTGAGCCAGACTCTAAGTCAAGACCTTGTGCACCGATGATAGACCGCTGTGCACCTATAATTTGACGAGTATTTGCACCGATCTTCTGCTCTTCCAACTTACCACGTAGCAACGCATCCTGAGCCTGTCGCTCAGCAATCTTGGCATTCTGCTCAAGCATAGCAGCTTCGTAATCCCCTTGTTTCTCGATACCTTTTGCACTCTGTCTCTGACTATGGTACTGAGACAACAGGTTAGCTGCTGTTATAGTGGCTAGTGCTACTGTGAAGGCTGCCATTATCCTATATACCCCTGCGGAATGGCCGCGAGAATAGTAAGTGGAAGTGGATCTACCTGTCGTACGAATATACGGCCATTGGAATCCCAGTTGGATTCAATGTTTATATGTATATCATCAGTAATAAGATCAACAGGTCTCAGTGGATTCTCAAAACTACGTGGTTTCATCTCTATTAAACCTTCAATAGGATCAGTACCTTCAGGTTCATGACGTCCTACCCAAATACCCCGAGACTTCTCAATGAACAATCCTACTCGGTTAATATTAGTTCCTCTGTCTTTGCGTGATGCTCCACTCGGAGTATCAATGTCTAATGTCTCCATGTCAGACAAATATGGTAGACCTACACATAAACGAGCATATGGGCGATCAAATGTTACCTCACCACCTAACACAGTAACAGTAGGAAGATCTGGATTATTTGGACTAGTCACCACAAATCCATCACCGAATACAGCTACATCCTTACCTTCTAGGTGATCTAGACCACTGAATGTGTCTACTGCCATAGCCCAATGAGTAGTTGGCGTAGAACGTAATGATACTGGGATTGTTCGATTAGGAAAGCCACGTACTGTTGCAACATTTACAAATTCAGTGATAAGTACAGTATATTCCTCACCATCTGTATCACGTATCACCACAGCATCACCTACGTTGCCAGTTGTAAATAAAGCAAGACTGTGTGTGATTGTCAACATATTGTCATACGCCCAAGTAGTACCACCAGAAAGTTCTATGGTCACACCACTTTCAAATACTTCATTATCAAATCTATCATTCCATCCGTTGTAAGTCAACGCACTATCTACAAAGACAGCATCATTGATGTCAGTGAAAAATCTTGAAGCCATACGTTCTATGTATCTCTGTACAACACCTTCTATAGTGCGCCTTACCACAAGATACACTCTATCCTCAGCCCCCTCTGGCACCACACACACGTTCTCCACTACACCATCGGTGTCATGACGGTGCCATCCCCAAATCTCATGTTCACGTAGATACGTCAATCCAAGCATCTTACCATCACTGCGTACTACCCAAACAATAGAGTTCGGTGTCTGTGCAAACGCCCAGTCAGCAATTGTATAACCTTCGAACAAATGTGCAGCAAAGATTGTCAAATCTGTGCTGCTATATTTATCCAAATTGATAGGCTTAAGATCACGCACTATCGTGTTCCTAGCCTGTACATACACCGCAGAATCATTAATAGGAAGTGGTTGAAGTCTACCGCTACCGTTGTATGATATCTGTTGTGGATTGATAGCATCAGGACGTAGAATTCCAGCATCATCTCCCTCAACCGATATCTCCGCACCTCCGGTCATAACAATAAGCTTACCGAGATCTAACAAATGACGCACAGCATTGACCTGTCTACCAGCTAACCCAAACACCACAGCATCATCATTCTGTATAGGAAATGACACAGTATAACTCTTGTA